GGTAACGTTCCTGTCCTTATCATCCTTGGCCTGGAAAAATAGTCCCTCAAATCCTGAGACACCTCAGAAGGGGAAATAAAAGATGATGGCACTGTGTAAGGAATCTCAGTACAAACTGGTGCAGTACCAGCTGAGACCATAGTGCCTGTCAGGTCAGTGAAAGTGGGATTGGAAATCCCTTCTATTTCATTACAATTTGTTTCTTTTGTTATTGTAGCAGACTATATGTACATGCATGAATCGCCCAATTCATACAAGTTGCTAAATCTCTCTGATAAGCTCTGAGTAGTAAGGTTAAATAACCCGCTTCAGGTTTGTCCGTCTAAGCTGATATGCCGTTTAGCATTTTTACATATCAGCCCCGTATATAGCCTAGACCCATGAATCAACATGAGCCATGCGCCACTGTAATGCGGCTTCGCGGCTCTGGAAGGGCAACTTGTGCAACAAATTGTTCTCCTTGAGCCACGGTAACAACTGAGACATCCGGTGATCCCATACCTCTTGCGAGTGTTGGGACATCTCTCCTTGCATGGACTTTATGTTGTTAAACATGTCTTCTTCGCATGCTTTGTTGGAGCGATACCAGTAAGTCGACCATAGGTAGCTGCCCTCTGCAAGTGGAGCTCTCCATCCACCTGGTGCTGTAGGATCTCGGATTATGCCCCTCTGCAGGAAGGTGCATTCCTCCAGATCCTTGAATGGCTTAAGTTCGGCATCCTTGACATCATCAGTGTATGTCAGTCCAAAGGTCTCATCCAACTCCTTAGCCAAAATAACCTGATTGAAGAGTTCGGTCATCTTGTCAAAGACTGAGTTGGTGTTATCGTCACCAAAAGGCACTGTTTTCAAGTGCTCCTCGAGACCCTCAATGTCTCCAGTAGCCTTTACGTATGCAGTGCCGATAACGATAACGGTGAACAAGCTGTTCACGATGGTTGTGAGGGGGTGTCCACTTGGCAAGCTCTTGTTCCATTGAACAATGTACTTCGCCTCATGTCCCTTCCCCACAAGGTGGCGGGAATGAATCAGTTCAAGCCAAAGCATATTCCTGACCTTCTCATCTTCTTCTTTCCATCCATCTGCCATGCGGTACCACGCATTGATGTGGTCCAGAATAACCTGATGAATGTAAGGTTGCTGACTTGCGTCGAACCCCTTGAAGTCGCCGGCAAAGAAATTGTTGCCTGCCTGCTTCAGGTAGTCAACCATCGTTGACCAGTCCGTGATTGGGTTCATCCCCGGACCGAAACCCTCCTTCACATTGAGCTGAAGGCGTGCTCCTATATACGCCCCAAAATACATCTTGCAAAGCAAGGTGTAATCTTGGGGACATGATGACACATATCTTGTCTTCACGGCCTCAACCTTCTCCTTAGTCCTTAGCTCGTCCTTAAGGAAACCCACATACAGAACAGCGGGCCTCTTTCCTTGGATAATCTGATCCCG